GGAGATTTTGGGGTCTTTATCTACTGCAAATATATTCATGATTCTTTTACTGGCAAATTAACTCCACTGAGGATCATCATCAGGTATATCATCTATTGGTGAGAGAATCTTCCATGCAGAATCTTCATCATCACGGTGGACTAACAGGATAGGAGCGTGAGAACTCTCACCCTCTCTCTTGGTTCTAATACCCTCACTCTTGAACTTGTCCTCAAGCCACTGTAGCTTGGGGTCATTGGTTCTCTTACATAATTGAATATAATCTTTATTCATTTGATCTTCTCTAGTGCCTTAACACCTTTACCTGTGATTTCTCTTTTGCCATCTATCTTCATAAAGCCATTCTTCAGCAGATAAATCTCTGCATCTTTCTGTATAGCTGTCCTAGACATTCCAGTAACTGCACAAATCATTTGCAGTGTGCAAGCCCCACGATCCTTGAGGATACGCATGACCTGTAGCTCAGTAGCATTGATCCCGTAGGGCATGATACCAAGCAAACCGCACAACTCTTTCCAGTCTGCTGGAGTGAACCTCGCCCTGTTGTTGACCTCTGCATATGCTTGGATCTCCAGTGCGCGTTTGATAGCAGACCGTGCATTACCTCTAACCGTCAAAGAAATATCATGCATTACGTTATCTGTGAATGTAATCCAATCTAGTTTCTTCTCTATTATCCCAGCCAACTCTTTACTATTGTATGGCTCAAAGTCCAGTTGGGTAAGGCGATCCTTGAAAGGAGGAAACAATTTGTCCAGCTCCGTAGTGGCAAACAGGAAGGTCTGCCTCTGGAAGTCAAACAAGAAGCTCGACTCACCAAATTCAAATCGCTTGGTCTTAGCACCCTCGACATTGAACACGGTGAGAAAAGCCATCTCCAAATCTTTCGGTAAGGCATGAGCTTCATCTAGTAGGACTGTAATATCCTTGTCCAGAATCGCAGGAATAAATACTTGCTCAAAGAACTGTTCGGCATTGCGGATAGTAGAACAATTGATTTCTACCATTGGCTTACCTAGAGACTTGGCAAATGCTTTTGCGAACTCTGTCTTTCCCAGGCCCTTTGCTCCATTGAAGAGAAGGAAAGGAAGTGTGCCTGTAGCTCCCTTAGCTCTGCTATAGAACTGAAGACGCTTCTTGAGGGTATCTTGTCCAATAAGACCCTCAAACATATTTTTAGTTTCCATTAGTCGAATGAGGTGACAGAGAACTCAATCTTCTCTTCTGTCTGCTCTACAGGTGAGGCGGCATTGATTACATTGACAGGAGCGGGTGCCACTGTCAAGCCAATCTCCTCTAGCCACTTCTTGGATACGACGATGTTTGCATTGCGGCCTACCGCATTAATCAAATCAGAGATATTAACTCTCGTAAATGATGTTGATCCCTTGGGGCGGCCTCGCTGCTTCTTCTTTGGTTCGTTCATCGCGCACATTATATATAGATTAAAATGGAGCGCAAGCACTTTTTTGGATTAAAATCCACTTTTTTCAACGTATAAACGTGTAAATATATATATGAACTTAATTGTAGTTTCCGATTTGACTACAAATGAAGGATTATATTTTCGTTACTTAACTATGATGGCATCGAAAAACATTTGTATGAATATATTAGTAGAGGCACAAGCCCAACAAAGAGATTACTACTATAAATTATTAAAACAAAAAGGTTTAAACGATTATGTAATGGATTTTGTTACACCAGAGGAAAGAGAAGAAGGAATAAGATTAGATACGGAGAGCAATTTCCCCCTCACAGTAACAACAGAAAAGATTTGTTCTGATAACGTAGCTCAGTTAATATTACAAATAAAATCGTTAGCTTTAATAAAGCAAAGTTTATGAAGTTAGGTAAAAAAGCTGCGACATTACTAGAAACTCTTACCGTAATATTAATTATTGTAATTTTATCAATCTTTTTAATTCCTACAGCTTACAGTGTATATAGGATCTTCAAAAGGATGGTAGCCAACGAATATGATCAAGAGTATTACAAGAATGATCCAGAGGGAAAACACAAAAAAGAAAGCGATGGTCTTTTCTGGCACAGAGGTTGGAAGGAATAGTATTGCTTATTTGGCAAAATATCACTCGATCTGGAACCATTCTGGGGTATCCCTCGTGGTCCACTTAGCGAAGTAAGACTTCTCCCCATTGTAGTAGGCTCGATAAGCTGTGACAGCACACTTATCTTTATACTCATCTGGCATAGCCTGAGCAAATGGTGTCAGACCTTTGCTTGGTAGATTTAATTGATTATAATTATAGGAACACCAGTGTATTGTATCTAGTGACTTATGGACCTTACCATATCGCCTAGTATATTCTTGACACATAGCGTGGGCATGATCTAGTAACCACTCATAGTTTTCTTTTGATTCTCTAGCCCAGATAGTGCATGGGTGATTGTAAAAAGCTCTCTTGTATGGAGCTTCGCCTTTAGGGAAACAAGAACAAAGCATTTGTGCTGACTCTAGGATCATCTTGACTACATGCTTATCACATAGCTGCTTTGCTGCTGTTACTGGATTGTTATCTACTACAAATATATTCATTTTAAATTGGTGCGCCCAGCTGGATTTGAACCAGCGACCTGCCGATTATGAGTCGGATGCTCTAACCACTGAGCTATAAGCGCGTTTGGTAGGTGCAGTGGGAGTCGAACCCACACTGGACGGATTTTAAGTCCGTTGTCTCTGCCAATTGGACTATGCACCCTTATTTGGCGTTTCCTTGTTCGATCTGGAATAATGTAAACCATCATTACCGTTACGACCGATGATGTCAATACGTTTTTGACCCTCAAGCTCTTGTTCTTCAGTAAGCTGTTTTACTCCTTTTCTATCCTCCATGAGCATTGCTTTTGCGAGGATAGCATAGTTTACAATATCATCGCAAGCATCTTCTACAGTTTCATTAGGAACAGACAGCTCCCTATCGTTAGTAAAGGAACGAATCCTTTGTATTTTGTCGATTACACGGAGTAGTAACCCCTGAACAGGATGAATGTTCAGGATTTTAGATGCATTAAAATTAGCAAAAGGATCAGTAGCTCCCCTGCCTCCTGTGTAATCGCTATTTTTCTTTTCCATGATTATCCTACAAGTCTTGCAGGTTTCATCATGGAGTTGTAAAAGTTCTTTAGCTGTCATCTCCAATACGGACATTGACAAGAATCTCAATCCGATTCTTTACTTTTATTAGGGTAATAAAATCACCAGCCTTGGCAAACTTTTTCAGCTTTGTGATTGAAATACGTTTATCCCCTCTGGTCTTAGCTCGGTAAAAAGTAACCTTAGCTTCGGTGCCATCGGCGTATGCGGCTTGCAGAGGTTGACGTTGACCACATTCGGCCTCGTTATAATCGAAAGAAAAGTCTTTGGCTAAAGCACAAACACTCTTATTTGCGTCGATGATACTCTTATTGAGCATCGTATCAGTGATGTTGATTACTGCTGTATTCATTTTCTTGATAGGTGTGTAGAAGAAATACTAAATTCTCCATCTGCACCCTTTGCTATTGATTTGAACGTATAAACGTCTTGATCTAGAGCTGGAATGATTTCGCCATCCAGTGACACCAAGTTATTGTCCTGCTCCAAAATGTCAAGCATCTTTCTCAACTGAAATTTTGTCAAAGTAACTTTGACTGGAATTTGTTTTAGTCTTGACTCGTCTTTTGCATAAGACACTTTTATTTCTTCTACTTGCACTTGATTTTTTTTTAGTAGAACTGCTCCGCTTACAACAGCACAGCACAGGATTGAACTAATCACTAATATTTTCATTGTATTAATAAGTATACTATTTCTTCGTCGGTAAACAAATTTGGATTCTCAGCAGCTAAATTTAACATTTGTTCTATTCTGTAATCCACATCAGGGACAACAGGCATAGGATTTCTCGCTCTCTCATATTCTCTTAAAGGTGTTTCTTTATTTGGGAATCTGATGGACGGTTCGTCTAATAAACGCTCTGCTGCTTCTAACTCTATATCTAAACGTATGACCGTGCAAACAAGTGCAATAATCGTCCCGCACAAAACTCCTAATATAATATTTTTCATTGTTTCAATCTTCTTCATCTTCTAATCCATCTAAATAATCTTGCAGTCTATCTGTTGCGTCTTCTATTTGATCAGCTGTCGCAGACTCAATATAATAGCCTTGTTGTTGCACTTCAAGCGCCAACTCAATTAATACTTCTATTTGTTCTTTAAGAATCATGGACATAATCTATACTGACAACAGCCTCTTTTATCATTAGTTTCTCTGGATAGTTTTTTACTATAGCTACCGCTTCTTCTTTAGTCTCTGCTAAGATTTGAAATCTGTTGATGATTTTGACTCCGACATCAAACTTCTTCAATTGTTTTTCTGAATTCGTCATATTGTTTTTTGTATAAAGGGAATACCAAATAATCAGTCATCCTCACTATCGCCTCCTCTAAATTGTCATCATCAAGAATATTTGTCAAGCCACTAACTGCGAGTGCAGCATGAACAGTCTCATGCATCAAAGTATCGAAAGCTTCCTCTGGTTTTAAATCAGCACGGACTCTAATAGTCTTTGTGTCGATATCCATATCGCCAAAGTCTTTAATTTTACTTAAAACCACTTTAAATTCGATACCACCAACGTCTATTGTAGGAGGAATAACTGTTTTTTTTCTAGGCATTAGTTGTCCTTACTATTGAATCTTCTATTTATGTGTCTTTCCCAAATGTCTTGTTGTTCATCGTTGCCTTCTTGAGCCTGTAAAAGTAAAGCGGTAATACTTTTATTATAAATATGTAAAGGGAAAGTGAATAAGGTTTGTATACAAGATACAATTCCTACGTAAACCGACAAGACAACTCCTACGGTTAGGCCAGCGACGATTGCGGTAGCCGCATAACTTACTTTAGCTAATTTAACATTCATCATCAAGTTCCATTTTTAGCATTGTGTCACTTAGGACAAAAAAGGTGTAAATTGTAGTATGCCAAACGATTTATTAAGCGAAATGCATTCTAGCACCAGTGTAGATTCAGGTGTATGGGCTAATTTTAGGGCAGAAGCAACAGGAATGTATTTACTTAGTGGGAGCGCAGAATACAACTCTCAGCATGTAATTAGAGAATATAACAGAAATGTATTTAACCTTGAATCGTCTTGGACAGGTGATGCACCAGCTACAACAGGACTATTATTAAGACCTTTCAATGATGGTTTTAGTTACATAGGCACAGGTAACTTTACGAACTATCCTTAAACCTTTTTAATTGGAATTTCGTATTCTTGATAAGGTAGATACCACACACTAGGGCAACCTACTAAAACATCTTTTAGTGTTAACATAGACATCATATCTTTACGACCTGCACGACGATAGCCTTTATAAAGACAATCGTTTATATTTTTCGCTGGATCTTTTAGTTTGCATTTTTCTTTGGCTAAATTAAAAAGCTCTATATTTTTGACATGTAAAAAGAAGGCCCCAAAATCAAAAGCTATCCACATTGGAGTCCCTTTTTCGTTACACCAGCCAGCTTTTCCTTTTACGTTAAGAAATTCTAAAAGAATCTTCCCCTCCCTTGTAGAATTTTTAATTCCTTTTAAATCTACAGTTTCCCCATTTACAACAAAATCAACATGTCCAATGTCTTGTTGTTTACCCGTCTTCTTTATATCTAAACCAGCAGATAAACAAGAGTGTTGATAGCGTTTAACTGATTCATCCATCAACTTTTTCGTGTGAGCTATGTGGGCTGATCCTGACAACCCTTTAGCTTTATTTGACATCATATGCCTATAATATGGTTTGCTTATTAGAAGTCAATAAAAAACCCCCACCGTTAGGTGGAGGTTCTTATGAGCCAGACAAAGATTAATCTTCGCCTTTGTCTTTGGCTTTTCCTACGTTTAAGGCAGCCCAGTCAATAAATCCGTAGACTTTAGCCCAGAAACTGCCCTTCTTGGGAGTAGGTGTAGCCGCTGTGATAGCAGAGGCAAGAGCGATAGCTGCCGTAGCCACGCCAAACCAAGGGTTGTCCTGAATTAATTGTATAATAATGTCCATGATACTATCATTTACACTTTTTATCTGCCTTGACCCCTATATTTTTTCTTATAGTGCTTACTATTCTTATTAAAAGAGGTCTTTTTTCTAGAGTTAAATCCTTTATAACTCTTTTTTTTCTTCTCCTCGTAAGAGGTTCCTGATTTTTTTTTCATGTTTTATATTAATCTTCCCTTCTGAACTCACCGCAATATTTTATCTCAGCTTCTTTGCGAGCTTTTATAGCATCTTCTTTATCAATGAAGTATCCTAAGTGTCGCATTTTCCCAAATGCGGTTATTTGAGCCGCCCATTTATTCTCTCTTTTAATCCAACTCACACCAGTGATACCGCTAGTGTTAGTGTTATAAATTTTGTGATTAAAACCGTTCTGAGATATTGTCGCTAATCTGAGATTACTAATTTTGTTGTTTAAACTATCGTTATCTTTATGGTCTACCAGATATTGTAAAGGGTCTATACCATGATACATATAATAAGCTAATCTATTAGCGCGATACCTTATTTTGTTTATTCGTATTACCTTATACTTACGGCCGTCTTTATTGTAGCTACACCCCCCTGCCTCTTGACCAACTTTTACCCCATGCCCTGATCTCTTCCAAGTAAACACTCCTGTATCTGGATTATAATCTAAAATTTCTTTTAGATGTTTTAGCGGTGGTAGTCGTTTAAATAATTTCATTTGTCTTTTACAAATTTACCATCAACCATCTTACCAGTCCTGTTTTTGATCTCATCATAAGCCATCTGTAAACAATAAGTGGTGTCAAGGTTTACCATTCTCGCTGCGATGATGATCGTGACAAGCATATCACCAATGCCATCAGCGACTTCCTCTTCTGCTTTTGAGATAGATTCCTGATCAAGAGCAGATGTCTGATACTCTTTAACAGCAAGAATTGTTTCATCTAGCTCTTCTTGAGTCTTATCTAACTGTGCTAAAACATCTCCCTTATTGAAGATGCCGCGCTCCTCTGCCCAGTCGATGACTTTGCCGACTAATACTTCGTAGTTATCCATTACTTTATGTTTATGTGTTTAGGTGAGATTTCATGTATTTCTACGCACAATTTTGTTATTTCATAAGCGCTCATGTCCTTAGCTCTATCTTTTAGATTTCTCAAGTGCTCCATGTAATTATGGTATGTCTCTGATTGAGGGATAGAAACTTTTCTTGTGTGATCATAGATGGCATGATCATAGACCTCATACTTCTCTGGGTCTATTTGACGCTCTATGGGATCGTAATTAGTATTACCAACTACGTAGTTAAATATATCAGCTTTCTCTATCTTGATACGCATCAAGAGCAGCGTAGCGATTCGATGGCTTTAGTCAAGCTTTTTCTGCTTCAATTTTTCAAAAGCTGGCTCATAGGCTTTAATTGCAGCCCTTAGATTTTTCTTTTTGTCAGGATCAGAAGTCCTTTTCAATGCGACCTTGGCTCTTTGTATCATCACAAGCATAGCTTGAACTTTGTGAGCATGTTTCCTATTTGAGTTTTTAATTTTTTTAATTGACTCAACAGCGGTCTTAGCATCCTTAAAACCTAATCCTTTGATTGTGCCTTTTGGATCTTCGTCTGTATATAAATCAGAGTGTTCAGACTTCGGCCTTTTAGTGCCGTCTTTTTTCTTTTCTGGTATTCTTTTTTCGTCCCCCTTAGATTTGTAAGCTCCTCCTCTTTTTTGACGCTTGCAATATTGCTTCTGACTAAATCCCTTTGGATTGTCACAGTCAATAGAGCGCTTTCTCTTAGCGCTCCACTTACTAGCCCTGATTTGCTCAGAGAAATCTAACTCCCATTCCATTACAGAATCCTAATTCTACTTCTAATCTTAGAAACATGACGCTTCTTTTCTAAAACAGAACCGCCCTCTCTACTCCCCGCACCATTAGTATTACCTTCTATGGTTGTCACATAGCCACTTGAATCAATATCTTTGACAGCTATGCCGATGTGAGAGAAACTAAACACAACTATATCACCAGCTTTGATGTCTTCGTTTGTTGGCTTTCTTAACTCAACACCATTGCCAGCTTGCTTCTTGGCCCAGTTTTCAAAGTCCCAAGCTCCAGCAGTTTGAGGTCTTTTAAATGCGACTGTCTCTCCATCTATGGCTTCTCTTACTAACCAACAAATGAAAGCAGCGCACCAAGGCCAGCCCTTATCTGGATCTAACCAAGTAGCAGCTTTATATTCATCTACTCTGGGACCACAGTTACTGCCATCAACTTCTGATACCCCTATTTCTGCTCGGGCTAACTGAACCATCTTCTCTGCTATGCTACCAGTAGCATTAGCAGTCTCTTTTGTTGATAGTTTAGCTAGTATAGCGTTCCAAGTCACAGGACCATCAGCACCGTCAGCAGAAACACCAAGGAGTTTCTGGACTGCTTTTACAACTTCTTTTTTACCTCCAAAATTCATTATGCACACCTTCTACTTAATCCAGCACAAACACACATTACAAAACATAAAACAACAGTTAATATCATAAAATCTCTGTATTGCATTATGTCTTGGCTTAATTCTTCTGACCTTCCCTCATTGTAATACATTTTAGTATCCATAATATTATTTATGGCATCAATTGTTGGGTCAGTCATTTCATACATTAATGGTATAGATGCTTTTATTTTATCTAAATCATTATTTAGTCCCCACTTGATTAAATCATCTACGTAGGAACTTATCTTCTCTTCCTGTTTAAAAACAAAATCTGCGTATGGTATCTCATCTTCTGTGATGTCCTTCTTATATCCAACTAAATACTCGTTTTTATTTTGACGTTCTTCTTCAAGGATGTCAACCATTTCTCCTGTTGTTATCACGCCATGTGATGTTTTTATGACAGAATTAACAATTATAACTCCATACCAATCAAAACACATCCCTATCTCCATGATTGATGATTCAGACTGACGAGCATTATCTTTTAAGGTATTATTTATATTCTCTGTAAGAGTAAGACCTTTCCATGCGAAAGATAAACAAATAGCAGCCAGACAATAAACTATAAACTTAGGTCTCATCTTTTAATAAATTTTTCTGGATTCTTAGCGAACTTTTCCCCAAGTCGGACTATCCCAGAGATTATCTCTGGACTCACAACGCCAATAATACCATAAGTAATCGCTTTAGTAAGTGAAGAAACATCAGTTTGCTCTAAAACAAACCAAGCTATACCCGCAGCAATTGCCGCTGTCAGTATTCTTTTAAGCTGTTGTTTGATTGATAATTCATTATGGCCTGACAAAAGCCTCGCAAACATGGCGGCAGCACCAACCATCGGAACTAACCATCCTCCGTTAAGAAACTCCTTTATAATAGACTTTTCGGGTTCCATGTTTACTTATTTACACCTGATACAAAAAAAAGCCCCCTTTACAGGGGGCTTAATTTTAATTTTTTTTAAATAGATTAGAAACTGTAAGTAAGAGCAGCTCCAACTACCCAATCCTTTTGCAAGGAATAAGCGGTCCCGTCAGCATCATTGTCGTTAAATGACAATTTAGCTGATACTACTGCATCTTCTGTCAGCTGATAGTCAGCTGATACTCCGACTTCAATTGCATCGTAAGAATCAGCGAAGTTTACAGCGATAAAAGGACTGACAGTCAGCCC